GTATTGTAGAGCGTAAAGTTCAGAATTCAACTCCCACTCATACTGTTGTTCTAGTGATTCAATCGCCAATGATTCTCACCTCCTTATCCATTGGAAACAATTTGCTTAGTCGTTTGATAGAATGATAAATATGACCCTTGGGTTTTTGTTGTTGTTCCCAATGTCTTTTTTCTACTTTGCCATACATAGTTAGTAGGTACAGTAAGTCATTAGTTTCTTGTAAATTTAATTTAAGATATATATCTTTAGCCATTTGCAATCCTTTCTAGTTTGTCTACAGCTACAGCAATCTCTTTCATATAACCAACATATTCTTCAGAGATCATATTGTTTTCTATTTGCAATAAACAAAGCTGTGTCAAGAATTTCATTTCTTCATAGTGGTGCATAGCCAAACCAAACTTGTCGTGTGATAATTTATCTTTGGCATACAAATCAGATATTTTTTCTTGATATTCATTAGACATCTCTCGGAATGTATTGATCCGATTGATTTCTTTTATGTGTTCTTCACGCACAATAGTTTCATAATGATGTTGGCGTGAATCTTCTTTTAGATATTTAGACATTTTTTACTCCTTTGTTTTAAGTCTAATATAGCTATAGCTACATCTCGTTCTGTTAAAGATGTAGCTACAGTTTAAATGTTTTTGTTTTTGTCACCAACGGCATAACTAACCTGATCAACAGTAAGTATCACAGTCCGTCTACAAGGTACAAATTCCAAAAACCTTTTGCCAAGCATAGGATTCAAACCTATTTAGTCTTGACATAGTTGCACATTGCTAGTCAGTTTTATAGCAACTAGTCGGGCTATGCAACCATAGTGCAGGACAGTATATGAGGAAGGATTTGTATGTCCTGCATTATGGTGGCACTCGCCTTGCATAGTGCTATGATAGTGACCCCCCCCGAGTGAGGGACGAGTGAGGGGGGGGTCACTTACTCTTGGATATATGTTTGACCAATTCAACTCCATATATTGATATGTATGTACAAAAGTATAGCAATGATGTCCAGAATTCAAATTCACTCTTATGCCAACCATCTATGACGACAATAGAAGAATAAATAAATACTGAAAATAAAATTAAATGATAACGAAAAGCCATATTACAATCCTTTATGAATATAAAAAAACTCTGTACCGAATGAACGATACAGAGTTTTATGATTAGTATTAAATGTCGGTTGAGTATTTAGAATTAGTTTTCATATTGTTTCTCTTCTTCATCTCAAGATATTTAGAAACATCATCAACTAATTTTGCCACATCTGATTCAGAATGACCATCCAAACCAATGAAATCACCGACAAACTTATTAAACAACTGAACATATAACTCAATCAATCGTTTCATATTTTTAACGACTTCCTGAGCTTGACCACATTTGGAACGTTGTTCTGCAATCTTTTCATCTCCATACAAAGATTCTCGTTCCTCCATTTGGTCAAGAGTGTTCTCCAAACTGTTAAGATAATTTTGTTTATTATCTCTTTGTGAATGTAGATAATTTAATGTTCTCCCATACAATAAGATGTTATCAATGTTCCAAGTAATGTCGTAACTTTCATCAGTATAAGACATACCATCAGAAATAGGTGGAACCATTGAGGAATCCATCTGCTCTGTGAACGCTTTGACAGTATCATCAAGGGTGAGTAATTTAGAAGAAACATTTTGTGCTTCTGTTGTTGTTGTAGAATTTGCCATATCAATTCTCCTTTCTTTGTTAGTTTTGATTGACGCATTCAACTATTCATATCCAGATTTCACCTACAACATATGCACCATACCAAGGAACGACTATGGCCTGTCAAAAAAAATATTTGCAACAAACCAAGGAGTAGGGGGATTTCCCCCAGAAATCCATATCTTTTTGACTCCCACAAGAGGCAAAAAGATTGACCTATGACTATGGGATTGTTAGTAAATATTTATTTTGATGCAATGTTGTAGGTGAAATCTGGCATATGACATAGTAGAATCGGCAATCCAAACTACCCAAAGAGAGGGGAATAGATATGCAAATACTGCAATAACAACAGGAGTGCAAAATGTTTCTTCTAAATTAGGAGCAACAGTATCATTTAGTATATTGTCAAAGGGTTTACAGAGTAGATGGAATGACGATATGTGTAACCTATTTCAGATGGTATGTTGTTACTGATGAAAGTTACGCTCATTACTTGTGGTTATTGATAAATGTATGGGAAACTTAAATTATCTACATTTGCAAAGAGTTCAAAATTATTTTAACAGTTTGGAGAACACCCAAATGGAGCGATAATTTTTGTATGGAGGTGTAAAGATACAACGTTTTAATGTGGTCAAGCGAAGGAGTAAAATATGGAATGATTGATTGAGTTATATGTACATTTGTTTTTGTCGGAGATTTCATTGGTTTGGGTGGACAATCTGAATGTGGTGAAATTAGTAGATGATGTTTTATCTTGAGAGAAGAAGGAAACAAGTGAAAACTGATTCACTCAACCCATTTAGTACTAATCATAAAACTGTGTATCCTCATTTGGTACAGATTTTTTTAGATTCAGAATAAACAAAGAGTGCGAAGCACACCGATAGGTAGTATGTTGACTTTTTCAACAGTTGCTGATATATGAAGAGTATGTCCGTTGCAATAAAAGAAAGCAATCAAATCACTCCCAAAGCAAAGAAGTTAGTTGATACTCTCGTAGCTACGGGATGTACAATAACTGAAGCGTCAAAACTCGCAGGATACAAAGGAAATTCATCAAGAGTAAGTGCAAGTCGTATGCTACGAAATCCAAAGGTACAACAGTATATGTTTGAACAGATACAACATAACTTGGGGATGAGTGCAGTCAAAGCACAATCAAGGTTGCTTGACTTATGTTCTGGTGCGAAGTCAGAGTATGTACAACTTGAAGCCAGTAAGGATATACTTGATAGGGCAGGATTCAAAGCACCAGATAAACATCAACATATGGTCAAAGGTGATTTCTCAATCAATATTGACCTGAAGTAATATCAAGGACTGTTTTTTTGTACACCTACCTGTGTAAACAGGTGGGGTCTAAAAAATACCCTTGCATCTTATAGAGAAGTCCTACTCACTCGTTAGAGTCGTTTAAGGTTCGTTACTTGTAATTTTTTTTTTTTTCTGTTAAGGTTCGGTTATGGTTACTTACATAATTGTATCAATGATCTTGTACGTGGTATTCTAATGGCTAAATCACCGGCGTGGCAAAGAAAGGCAGGTAAGAATCCAAAAGGAGGATTGAATGCAAAAGGTCGTGCATCTTATAAAAGACAAACAGGTGGTACATTAAAAGCACCGGTCAAGTCTGGAGATAATCCTAGACGGGCATCTTTTTTAGCACGGATGGGAAATATGCCGGGGCCTGAACGAGATAGCAAAGGTAGACCAACTCGTTTACTTTTGTCATTAAGAGCGTGGGGTGCCTCAAGTAAAGCTGATGCAAGACGTAAAGCCAAAGCAATGTCAATACGATTAAAAAATAAAAAAAAGAAAGGAAAGAAATAATGCCCGGATATAAAATGCCAAAACCAATGAAAACTAAAAAGAAAAAGAAGAAGTAATGAAAGGCGTTCCTCATTACGATAAAGATGGTAAAGAACACAAAGGCGGAACTCATAAAATGCCTGATGGTTCTTTACACTCTGGGAAAACACATACATCTTCTAGTAAAAAATTATTTCACTTCAAAGATTTGTCAGCCAAAGTGAAAAGAAAAGTGCTTATGTTGACAAAAAAGAAAAAGCAAGGATAATAACATTATGGCCTATACAGGAACATACGAACAAGAATTACGAAAAAATCCTACTGACTATAAACTTCGTGCCATGGGAAAACGAAAGTATGAACTTAAAAGACGTGAAGATGGTAAAGTAACTATTTCTACTAAAGGCGAACCTAAAACTAGAGAAGATTTTAGATCAGATAAAAATGCTATTGAATCAGAAAGAAAAAGTAGAAAACGAACAAAAAGTATTTTTAATGCTGTTAAAAAAGTAAAAGAAGAACAAAAATCAAAAGAACAAAAAGGATCACCATCTAAACAAAAAGAAGTTAAAACAAGTAAAGATGATGTTCGTAAAACAGATAACAAAGGGGAAAGAAAAAGAAAAATAGAATCACAAAATAAACAAAGAAAAGATGTAAGTATTCCTAGTCAAGCACTTGAAAATTTAGCTACAACAGTAGCGGGAGGTTCTTTATTAGCAGGAGGTCTTGGATATAAAGTATATAAAAGTGCAAAAGGAAAACAAAAGTTACAAATGGCAATGAATAAAATAAACGATTTGCCAAAGGATCAACAAAAAGAAGTAGGCAAAAAAATAGGAGAAAAAGTATCAGACAGAATTAAAAATGCCAAACCTTCTCTTAAACAAAAAATTAAAACCCAACTTGCTAAATTAAAACAAAAACTTGCCTCTGGATTAAAAAGCAAACTTACAGTAAAAACAGGTAGTTCAAGAACAGGAGCACCTGCAGGAATGGGAGTAGGTGGCACACCTTTTGGTGGTAAGGATTTTGATGGCAGACAGAAAAAAACAATCTTCTAAAAAATATCCACAGAAAAATTATTATGTTCTTTGGAATATATATCATACACTTTTAGCTTTATTTTTAGGATTAATTGTTATAATAGAATTAATTGAACTAGTGAGGTATTGGTGAATAAAAAATTAGAAAAAAATAAAAAAGTTGCCCAAAGTATGGAAACGTCAAGACTTGCAGAACTTGAACGCCATAGAGAAAAACAAATAAAAGATTACGCAGAATTTAAAATGATACGTGGTCATTCTAAAGAAAAAGCATATGCAATGGCAAAACAACATATATTAAATAGTAATGAGTAGAAATTATAGACACGAGTATGATTCTTTCCAATCATCTTCTTCGTCAAAAAAAGATCGTGTAAAAAGAAATAGAGCAAGACGACGTGCTCTTGCACTTGGTATCGTAAAAAAAGGCGACAATAAACATATTGATCATATAGATGGCAACCCACAAAATAATGCACCAAGTAACTTACGAGTAGTAACAGCATCATATAACACAGCAAAAAAATGAGTACAGCAAAGAAAAAAAATCCTTCGTTATGGAAACGTATTGTAGCTAGAATAAAAGCACAAGCATCACACGGAACTGCGGCAGGTCAATGGTCAGGAAGAAAAGCCCAAGCCGCCGTCAAAGCATATAAAAAAGCAGGAGGTGGATATAGTGGTGCTAAAAAGAAATCTAACTCATTATCTAAATGGTCAAAACAAAAATGGCGTACAAAGTCAGGAAAAAAATCATCTGAAACAGGAGAAAGATATTTACCTGAAAAAGCCATTAAAAAATTATCATCAAAAGAATATGCGAGAACTACGGCTAAGAAAAGAAAAGATAAAGCAATGGGAAAACAGTTTAGTAAACAACCAAAATCTATTGCAAGAAAAGTAAGAAGATTTAGAAAGAAATGACAATATTTACTAAATACTCTATTAGAGAAATAGATACACTTCGTACAGTTGTTAAATCACAACATATGAAACATTACCCAAAAGAGTTTGTGAATAACCACGAAGCTGATAGAATTATAGAATCTCTATCAGAAGAAGCTAGAGAAAAACTATATGAACTAGCGGTTAATTATGGCATCACTAAATTATAAACCTGATGGACAGGTACTAAAAGAATTTCTTAAAAATGATACTTTCTTCAGAGGAATACGTGGCCCTGTAGGAAGTGGTAAATCTGTTGCTTGTTGCATTGAAATAATAAAACGAGCAATCTCACAAAAACCAAATGAAGATGGAATACGTAAAACCCGTTGGGCAGTTATTCGTAACACAAATCCACAGCTTAAAACAACCACAATCAAGACTTGGCTAGATTGGTTTCCCGAAGAAGATTGGGGTGGTTTTACTTGGAGTGTACCTTACACACACAAACTTAAAAAGGGAGATATTGACTGTGAGGTAATCTTTTTGGCTCTTGATAGACCAGAAGATGTAAAGAAACTGTTATCTCTTGAATTAACGGGGGTATGGATAAATGAGGCACGAGAGATTCCTAAAAGTATCGTTGATGCTTGTTCTATGCGTGTTGGTCGTTTTCCATCTATGCGTGATGGTGGCCCAACTTGGTATGGTGTCGTTTGCGATACCAACCCACCAGATACCGATCATTGGTGGGCAATAATGGCAGGTGAAACTATTATACCTGACTATATTAGTAAACAAGAAGCAAAGATGCTGATTAAACCAGATAACTGGAAATTTTTTAATCAACCACCTGCTATGGAGGAAGTTCAAGACAAGAACAATCAGGTGGTTGAATATAAAAATAATAATCAATCTGAGAATCAAAACAACCTTACACAAAATTATTATAAAAATATTATTAGAGGTAAAACAAAATCGTGGATAGATGTATATGTATTAAATAAACTTGGGCAGGTAGAAGATGGCAAACCTGTTTATGAAGCATTTAGACAAGATGTACACGTAGCTAAAGGTGAATTAGCTATTGCTGAATCCTTACCAATCTATATGGGTATTGACTTTGGATTAACTCCTGCTTGTGTATTTGCACAAAAAATAAGAACAAGATGGATAGTATTAGAAGAACTTGTAGCTGAAGATATGGGTATAGTAAAGTTTTCTGATTTAATGAAACAATCTATGGCAAAGTATCACCCTAGACCATTTTATATATTCGGCGATCCTGCCGGTGATCATAGAGTGCAAACAGATGAAAATACACCTTTTCAAATATTAAGAGGTAAAGGTATTACAGCACGACCTGCACCTAGTAATGATGTAACACTTCGGTTAGAAAGTGTAAATGCTACACTTACAAGAATGGTAGATGGTGAATCTGGTATTCTTATAGATAAAAATTGCGTTAATTTAATTAGAGGATTTGCAGGTGGTTATCACTACAGACGACTTCAAGTATCAGGGGAACGCTATGATGAACGCCCAAATAAGAACAGATTTTCACATATTCATGATGCACTTCAATATTTATTATTAGGTGCAGGTGAGGGTAGGTCGTTGACGATTGGAACGAAATATAGTAAACCTATAATAGCGAAACGTAATTTTGATGTTTTTAGTGGTCAACCTAAAAACATTTATGAAAGAAGGAGGTAAACTATGTGCGGAGGCGGAGGCGGATATACACCACCACCACCACCACCACCTAGCCCTTATGAAAAAACATTACGCCAACAAAGAGCAGAAGCTAGGCGTAATGAGTTAGCTGAAAAGGCAAAACAGAAAGATGAAGCATATCAAGAAAGTGTTGCCGATTTATCAGGTAAAAGAGGTAGACGTTCTCTACTTTCTGGTAGAAAAAGCGGACAAGGGTTTATGGTAAGTGGGGATATACAAACTAGACAAACTCTAGGAGTATAATGGTTGTAGATGTTAAACCACAAGCTACTATTGATTTATCTGAATCAAAAGTAAATCAACTATTAGCACGTTATCGTAAAGCGAAAGCTATCAAAGATCAATGGACACCTATCTTTGAAGATTGCTATGAATATGCACTACCTCAACGTGAATCGTTTTATTCTGAAAGCATAGCAAAAAGAAGAAGTGAATCTATATTTGATGAAACTGCCGTAGTAGGTGTACAAGAATTTGCTTCACGATTACAAGCAGGTATAGTTCCTAACTATGCAAGGTGGGCTGATTTAACATCTGGCACAGAAATACCAAAAGACCAACAAAAAGCTGTAAATGAAAACCTTGACCAAGTTACAGAATATATATTTGAAATATTACAAAACTCTAATTTTTCTCAAGAAGTACACGAAACATTTTTAGATTGTGCTGTAGGTACAGGAGTATTGCTTGTAGAAGAAGGTGATGCTGTACAACCTGTACGTTTTCGTTCTATTCCTTTACCACAAGTATTATTAGATTCTGGATATGATGATAAGATAGATCACGTATTTAGAGAACGATATATAAAATTTAAACAAATAACTGTTGCCTATCCAAAAGCTACAATACCAGAACGTATGATGGAAGAAATGAGTAAGAATCCTGATAAAGATTGTAAAGTTATTGAAGTTATATATAGAAATTATGAAAATACAAAAGAAGAAGAATACAAATATTGTGTAATATCAGAAATGTATCAAGCAGAATTATTTAACGATACATTCAAAGGTATAGGTTCTAATCCTTTTATTATATATAGATGGAGTAAATGTGCAGGAGAAGTGTATGGTAGAGGCCCACTTCAATTAGCTTTACCTGCAATTAAAACTGCAAATCTAGTTATAGAATTAATATTAGAAAATGCCCAAATGGCAATATCGGGAATGTATCAAGTTGAAGATGATGGTGTTATAAATGTTGATAATATACAATTAATTCCCGGAACAATCATACCAAAAGCTGTAGGCAGTAGCGGTCTAACACCTGTCGCACCTGCGGGTAACTTTCAAGTATCTGATTTAGTTATAAGAGATATGCGACAAAATATTAAAAAGGCCTTATATAATGATATGTTAGGCAACCCAAACGAGAAAACTCCAATGTCAGCAACAGAAGTAGCAGAACGTATGGCAGATTTATCTCGTCAAATAGGTGCGGCATTTGGTCGTTTACAAGCTGAACTTGTTAATCCTGTACTACAAAGAGTAATTTATATTTTAAAAAAACAAGGTAGAATAAATATACCTACTGTTAATGGCAGAGAAATAAAAATACGTTCTTCTTCGCCACTTGCACAAGCACAGCAACAACAAGATGTAGCAACAATAGATCGTTTTGTTGCAATGTTGCAAGGCAGAGTAGGGCCACAAATTACAAACTTATTAATCAAACAACAAGATATGGCTAAATTTATAGCCAAAAAATTAGGTGTTCCGGAAGAATTAATACGTTCTGATGAGGAAATGATACAAGCAGGGCAACAATTACAACAGATGGGTGCTAATATGCAAGAACAAGGTATTGATCCAAAACAAGCATCAGAAGTTGCAAAATCATTTACAGGGTGATATAAAAATAGAATGAAAACTACAAAGCCCAATCGTATAATTGGTTTGGACAACTTTGAAAGAAATCCCCAAGAAGAACAACAAATCAATACGTTATTTGAAAGTGTGTTTAAAAGAGAAGATGCACAAGCTATTTTGTCATATTTACGTCAAATAACTATTGAATCTGTAGCAGGATCAGAAATATCTGATGCTTCTCTACGCCATCTTGAAGGACAGCGATATATTGTTGGACTAATGCAAAGACGATTTAATAAAGGGCGAAGTCAACGTATAATAAAGGAGAAACAAGATGTTAGATAATGCTGAAGAAAATCAAGAACCTGTACCTGAAAACATTACACAAGACCCTCAACCAGAACCACAACCTATAGAGGCAGATGTTCCACGTGAAACAATTTCAAAAGAAAGGCCAGAGAATGTGCCTGAAAAATTTTGGAATGCAGAAACAGGGGAGATACGCACAGATGAATTATTAAAATCAAATGAGCATTTAGAGAAGTTTGTTGGAGGAAAAAAAGACGAACTACGTGATGAAATTATTAATGAATTATCGGAAGAAGCAGAATCAGAAGTACCTGAAGAATATACTTTACCTGCACTTCCAGAAACTATTACAGAACAAGATGTGGTAGAGAATCCATTGTTTGATTGGTGGAAAGATCATTGTGTAAATAATGCGTATAATCAAGAAATGTTTGAAGATGGTATTAATAAATTTATTACTGCACAAAGTCATTATCAACCAAATTTAGATGATGAAGTAAGTAAATTAGGTGAAAATGCACAACTGCGTATAGATGCGGTAGATGCTTTTGCACAAAGTCATTTTGGTGCTGATGATTATGAATATTTACAAACAACATTAGGACAATCTGCAAGAGGTATTGAAATATTAGAAAGAGTTATGGATATGCAAAAACAAAATATTTCAAGACAGCAATCAGAACCAATGAATAAATTATCATTAGAAGATGTCAGAAGTATGATGAAAGATCCTCGTTACTTTGATCCCAAAGAAAGAGATGAATCGTTTGTAAGACAAGTAGATGATGCGTTTCAAAGATTATACAGATAATGTATATGGATATAGCAATCCCTGATGATTGCTTTGAACTTGCACCTAAAATAAAACAAACAGATAAGTTTGAATTAGCTGTTATGGGTAAAGACCCTTTATGGACTTTACTCTATCCTTTTCGTATTAATAGACCGAATGTTCATACTTTTGGCGTATATCAAGATGATGGTACAATAGAAGCAATGTTTGGTTGTTGTTCATCAATGGATAACGAAAAAAAAGGTACAGCGTGGTGGTTAAGCACAGAAGAACCTTTTGCTAATTATAGGTATATGCGACATCAAAAAAGAGTGTTTACTTGGTTAGCAAGTCATTATTCTTACTTATGGAATGTAGCTACAGAAGAACAGGAGAAAACATTACGTTGGGTTAAATATATGGGTTTTACAATTTCTGATAGACCCCTACTTGTCAAACGTGTAAAAATGAAGTATTTTTATATAGAACCGAAAGGTTTTAATGGTGAACCCATAGATGATGTGTGTGGCCCACGTTGGAGAACCCTTTATCAGAATTCTACGGACAATTCATAAACTGTAATATTAACTAAATAGGAGATAGGAATGGCAACTTCCATTACTACTGCCTTTATTAAGCAGTTTGAATCTGAAGTACATATGGCATACCAACGTATGGGTTCTAAACTGAGAAATACAGTAAGACAGCTTAATAATGTAAAAGGCAACCAAGCGAGATTCCAGAAGGTGGGCAAAGGGTCTGCGACTGAAAAGTCAAGACACGCAAATGTTCCAACTATGGAAGTAACGCACAATACAGTTGACGTAACTTTATCTGATTTCTATGCGGCAGATTATGTTGATAGATTAGATGAGTTGAAAACTAACATTGATGAAAGACAAGTGCTTTCTCAATCAGCGGCGGCGGCATTAGGTAGAAAGACAGACCAACTAATTGTTGATGTACTTGATGCAGGGTCAAATAGTAACAACGTAGCACACGGGTCTGCGGCATTAACACTTGCCAAAGCCCTAACAGTTTACGAAGCATTTGGTGAAGCAGATGTACCTGATGATGGACAAAGATACTTTGTCGTATCACCTGCAGGTTGGGCTGACCTATTACAAATAGATCAGTTTTCAAGAGCAGAGTACATTGGTGAAAAAGAACTTCCATATGCAGGTGGTATGACGGCTAAGAGATGGTTAGGATTTTTATGGTTCTCATTCTCTGGTTTGTCAATTTCTGGTACAACTAGAGATTGCCACGCTTGGCACAGATCATCAGTTGGTCTTGCTATGGGTTCTGACATCAGAACTGAAGTAAACTATATTCCTGAAAAGGTCAGTAATCTAATCACTTCATATATGTCTATGGGTGCTGTGATGATTGACAATGATGGTGCTATAGAATGTCAAATAACAGAATAGGAGAAAACTAATGGCTTTTACTCAAGCAAACTTAAAAAAGATTGCAGGC